GGGAATATAATAGTTCCTGACGAGCCAACTACAGTCGAGTTACTACCATTTACACCGCGTTCGCCGTTAGTACTACCAGTTGCTCCGCCTGCACCTATAGTAACAGTTAGTGTTTCACCGGCTGTTACTTCCATCATTTGAGTTAGCACCGGAGCACCACCACCGCCGCCGCCACCACCAAACGGTGCGTTACCGAATGATCCAGATCCACCGCCGCCACCGCCGCCTGCGCCAAATACTAATACGCGTTCGACACCGATAGGAATTTGTAATGTCCCGGAACTTGTGAATGCTATTGCTCTTGATTTCGTTTTAAAATGTATTAAACTTGCGCTCATAAATTATCCTAACTCGCCATATATGGCAACGTGAAACTCACCTTGATTTACTTGTATACCGACAGGAATAATACGAAGTAAGTCACCATCTTGAACTGATTGTGATGGTACGCTAATCCAATCAACTGTACCACTTAAAGACCCAACCGTTGTTCCTGTTATTTCTACTGGGTTATTTAGTAAGGTTGCCCAGTTAACGCCGTCGTCGGTTGATTTTTCTATATCTACCTCTAAGGTTCCGCTAGTTGAAGCCGTCAATAGTGTCATAACAAACGATGTTATAGTTGTATCCGCTAATACTTTAAACACTGGTATACGTGCGGCTATCTCGTCTTCTGTATAGTTAGTAATGTCGCCGCCGAACTTGACATTAAAAATATCGACGAGTGACGCACCTTGAAGTGCAGCTACCGCGTTATTTAAAAAGTCTTCATTATCTTTTATTCTAGTAAAGATCTCTTCTTTAGTTGGTTTACCGGCTTGTATATCTGCCGAGTTTAATGGTACGTATGGCATATGTCTCCTCGTTTAGCTTATCAAGTTAATATTAGCAGTCTCTTCATTGTCGTCAACTATACCCTCAGAGTCAGTTATATAGCCGTATTTTAGTTTCTCATCCGTGGTTGCGGACGCGTAGGGCGCTGCGGTATTTGGTGTAATAACCGCCGAGGTATTAAATGTATTATTTAAGTCGGTTGCTTCGATTGTTGTCTCTTCGCCGTTTTTAGTCAGTCCTATAACCATGACTAGTTTTTTTCTTGTCTCTGAATCTCCGAAGCGTTTGTATAACCTATCGAATTCTAGTTGTAACACATCACCGATCTCAACGCCCTCAAGTCTTAGGTCTGTTCTTATTGTTATATCTGACCTACCAAGCCTATTGAAATACGTATATCGATGTGACATTATTTCTGCGTCTAGTGAGTCATACAAGTAGCAGTCAAGCGTTGCTGTTTGGTTAGTTCCTATATAGTCCCTAACAAACTCCGACTCATATGTTACTACTGAGTTACCAGATTCTTTAGTAAATCTATTGTAATCCTGAAACCGGTAGTTTATAACTGAGTTTCTAAAGTTCTTGCCGTTCGTTGTCTTAACCTTCCAACTAATAACATCTGAGTCCCTAACAATTCTTGGGCTGGTTGGTACATCGTTTTTTAGCACTCGGTATTGAACGTCTAGGTTGTCGTCTATTGTTAGCGCACTGTATGTAGACTTGTTCAATAGATCTATCGCGTCTTTCGCTGACGTAAGTGTTGCACCCTGTGATTCTGGTAACGCGAGCGAGATAAATTGTGTTGACACCGACGCAACCTCAGCAAATGAGGCAGTATTAAAATTAGTGATTCCAACCGACGAACACATGTCCTTAACGCTCTGTGCCGCAGTGCTAATCCAAGTACCCAACGGCTCACCCGTTTCGGTTCTACCTAATAGGTTTACAGATACAACCGTATCGTCGCCGATGTAACTAGGACGTTTAATACGACCGTTGTCTGTTATTGTTGGATCAGCAAAGTTAATACGCAATTCTATTTGTAATTCGTCAACAGATAATATCTCGTAGAATGTAGTGTAGGTAATATCGTCCGGTCTAATGTAGTCGCGAGGACTTAATAACTCGCGAAGGTCTACGTCTTCGGCGGTAGTTAGCACCCGGCTTCCGTTAGTAAAGGTTAGGCCAATACCAAGGCTTTTTGTCTTAGCCAGTATGAATTCTACGTCGTCATCTAATGTTATTTTTAGCTCATTAGTTGGAGACCCAAGATTACTGATGGTATAGTTTTCTGGAAGCACATTTGCGCCCTCAACGAATACGCTTTGTATTGGTTGCCTTATGCAGTCTGTGAGTAGTGTTGGTGCTGTAAGTAGGTTTTGAATCAGTACTATGGTGTTGCCGTTTATTTGGCGTATTTGGACGCGCTCACCCGTATCGAACTCTACGAAGTCGTCCGCATATAGTCCTGTAGTGCTGTCTAATACTATGCGATTCAAGCTTATAACCTGTTGGACTTCCTTAACTATTTTGCTACAGGCGTGGTCAGCAACAAAGAATTCTCGATTCTTAGTAGTAACGGGTATCTCTGGAACAACAGTCGCAGTAAATCCTGTGAAGTTAAACTTAGGTATCTCGTTAAGCGTAAGAGAAGTATTAGAAGCTATTGCTTCTACGGTAAATTCTACATCGTTAATTGTAAGCGTATCGTTTGGTGATAGCTCTGATAAGAATAAAGTACCAACACCTGTTAGTGTTTCAGTGAGTGTTGTGCCGGATACCGTGCCGGTTATAGTGTAACCCTGACCTATCTGATCGATAGACTGTACACGAAGCCCGTCTACTTTACCAAATACCCATCGCTTAACGTGGCCTTTTATATTGTCATTAACGTTATCGTTATCTGAAAAAATAGATTGTGGTAATTTCTGGTCTAGATCAAAGATCTGATCCTTAATTGTGAAACTTACGGTCTGTGAGTCAAACGACTTATTGGTGACTCTACCTCTATAGATAAGCTTAGCATCGTCGTATGGTAGGTCTCTGTTCCAACTATATATTAAACATAGCTGATTTTCAAAAAACAAAGTGTCAAATATTTCGTCAAGTCCACCGTCGTTATTCTCTAGCACTAACGAGCCTTCGCCGACAAGCGACGTTAACCCTTGCTCGATACCTACCTTGTGTTTGTATCCTGGGTTAGAGGTTATCCTACCCTGATATAGCACGTGATCACTACCGGACACCAAGTCATGTGGCGCTGCTAGGTTGTTACTACCGTAGAAAAACTTATAGGTTGCAATCATTTGTACGGTACTTGGATCAACAGAGCCTGTCGTTCTTGAGTATACAGTACTAGTCTCGCTATCGTAAAAGAAAGTACCGGCAACTACCGCGCCGATAGATGCAACCTTAGTCAGCGGTGTCTGTTCTTCTTTTAATGAATCAACAAAGTAGTCACTAACCTTTTTATATACGCTACCACTGTGTACAGTCCACTCGTATAGCCGTCCGGTTGCGTGCAGCAATGCTAAAACAATCTTTTCAGACGCTTGAGCCGATATGAATTCTTGTCTGGTTTGAAATGACATATTAGTTTATTACCAAAAATCCTACAGAGGTTTCAGCGGTTGGAACTGCATTAGGGTATAACGTAAATGATCCTGCCGCTGGTACGGCCTGGACTGAGGTCATGGTGGCATCGTTAGTTCTTATTGTTGCTAATACTATACTGTTAGCCGTAACTGTTGAATTCGTAACAACTAGACTTGCTGCTGCCGCTGCAAAGTTAACCGTGCCCGATATTTTGTTTATGGTTTGAGCGCCGGTTGTTCCGCCGCCGGTTACGGTCTTGGGCACAACTAGGGTCATTGCAGATACAGAACTCATATCAAATGAAGTTGCCGCCGCTGTTATAGAGCCGCGAGTTCCGCCGCTTGGTGTACCGGTTGCAATTGCGATATTACCGGTGTTACCTGCACCGCTATTACTTCCAGATTTAATATTTGTAACTCCGGTTGCCGATGCAGAGTTTAGATCCCCGGTTGTAAAGGTTGCCGTATACGTGGTGTTAATATTAGATCCAACCGTTAGATTGCCTGTATTACTTGAAAGGTTATTAGTATATACTTGTGCCCAATTGGTAAAAAACCCGCCTATAGTTACTGCTCCATCTGTTGTAGGTGTAATACTTGTGTTGGTTGTTATTCCGTTTGCGCTCAATACGATCGATCCTCTAGTGGTCGTTGCGGTGCCCGTTGTCAGGTTAATATTACCAGAACCACCCGCAGACGCGTTGCCTGTTGTAATGTTTGTTGCTCCGGTGCTAGTACCGGTACCCGTGGCAAGTGCCGCCGTCCCGCTTGTCGTAGTTGCGTTACCGCTGCCGCTTGAATAAGCACCCGATGTTGTGCTTGTGCCATCTCCGGTTTTAACTGTTAAAGTGTTTGAAGCTGCTATATCCTTAGTTTTAACTAAGGCACTTGCTTTGTTGAATAAAAAGTCTTCGTTGATGTTGGTCGTTGTTAGATTATCTAAAGCGGTAGACGCTCCACCACTAGGCGCAGCCCATGTGCCGTCCGCTCTTAGAAAATTAGCAGTGCCGCCGCCTGAAAGTGGCGCCAACCCTTTAAGTCCCGAGGTAAAGGTGTCAAGCATTGCCGTAGCTTGTGTTGCCGTCAAGTCTTCTGGGTCGCCCGTACCGCCCGAAGTTCTACCCTTAAATGTTTGCGTTGCCATGTCTGAAAGCTTAGAGTTAGATATAGAGTCGTCGTTTACAGCCGCAGTTATCGAAGGGGTACCATCGGCGTATGTCATATTAATTGTGGTTGTATTTTGAACTATTCCACCTACTGCATCCTGTGCACGCTCATCTGTAAAATAAAGATTCGTATCTTCGCTTATGTCACCGGTGTCTAGAGTAACGTTACCAGTCATAGAATTGACAGATGCTACGGCATTGCTGTTGATAGACTTATGCCAGATATTATCCGCAGCGTATACCGCCCAGTCGCCTATCGCGAATGTGATATTACCACTACCGAGATTGGCGGTACCTGCGGTGTTAACCTCGTATATGTCGCCAGGATTACCCACACCGTCGGCGAGAGTTGGTGTATTAGTACTAGCATTCCAGAACCCTTGTAGTTCCATTACAGTGTTAGGTAGTTGTGCTGCCGGTACCTTGCCGCCGCCATCTAAAGACGCAACACCATTTACAGCACCCTTCTCAGACGAAGGTATACGACTATCAATATCTGTTTGGAGTTCATCGTTAGCAGTTTGTTGATCTGTTGCTGACAAGTTACCGCTGGGTACGTTAACTATAGATAAAGCAGAATGTGCGGTTACTGAAGTTGTATGGTCTGTCAGATCAGAAGCAACGTCTGAGATGTCGCTAGCGTTATCGGTTAGTTGAGTTTGAACGTTAGAGGTAACACTATTAATATATTGGAACTCTGTGTTAGTAACCGAACCGTCTGCTATATTAATAGCATCAACGGTAGACGAACTAGAAAGGAGAGACTTCCACGAAGATGAGCCGTTGTCCCAATATCGTAACACGTTAAGTGTTGTATTTATGTATACGTCACCAGATGTGCCCGGACCGTTGGCGGCTTCAAATGCGGCATCGTTTGCATACGTCAATAAAGCCGATGCTGCTATGCTACCGATTGTTGGTACTGATACTGTTTGTGCTCCGTCAAAAAATTCTATAATCTTAGCCATTATTGTCCTCTATATGAATAAATTTCAAGGCCACAAGCCTCTTCACTATCGTTAAATGGGGCTGCAGTATATGGGGCATATTTAGGTCCGTCCCACTCCCTTACTACAGCAATGTAATTATTCGCATCATTTACATAACCTACCATGTCAATTTTAAAAGTGTAGGTGCGATCTGTTTCATTTTCGTTTACGTTTAAAGCCAAAGGTCCTACGTCAAATCGTACGTACCCGTGAGCGTAAGGTCCCGGTATACCTGCGTTTAGATCCGCGTACGGTATGCTAATCTGTTCGACTATTGTAGCACCGTCGTATATACGAAGTCGCAGAGATCCAGTTGCAAGAGTGCCTTCCTTATATATCCAAACGCGTATACTATCAACTTGAGTGCTTCTAAGTATGTGGATATCTTGTACGAACTCGACGGTATCAAATAGCTCATCGATTAACAGTGTCGACATTATATAGCCTGACTTACGTCAATAGACGTAGAGTATAGTTGCCCACCGCTTGCAGACCATTTGATCTGATTATCTAGGTAGCCGTATATAGCAAGCTTGTACTGGCCTTCGTTCATGGCCTCACTGTCTGGATCTGTTATAACCCAAATAGGTACAGACTTCGCGTGTCTTATTAGCATGTCGTCAATCTCTTCTTGTTCGGCTTTAGTACAGTACTCTATAGAGCCGCCTAGACTTTTAACTGTGTTAAGTCTGTCAATAAATCTCTGGTCGTATTTGTTCTTTTTAATAACTGACTTGTCGTCGTATCCGTAACTAAAGCTACTGATTGATATACCGTTCTGAGGTATATTAATGGCCTTACCAACGAAGACTTTACCGAGTTCTGCGAAACCACCAGAGCCAACAATTGTTAACTCTACGTATCTATGTGTAACCTCTGTTATGCTTTTGTAACCAATTGAGTGTTCACTAGATAGTGTTATCGTGTTAGTTGGACTCATCGAGAAGTCCGTCGTGGTTGAGGTTTTAAACGTTGCGCTGCTAATTAAGAATAGGTCTGCCGGGTCAGCGGCAATAGCAACATGGTCAATAGCCTGAGTGGTTAGTAGGTCTATTAGGACCACCGCAGTGCTACCGACACTTCTAAATTTAACACTGGGGCTGTCGTTCTTTAGGTTAACCAAAGGAAATTGTGAGTTCTCCGTGCCCGTTGTAAGGGATATCGTAGCGTTATCAAATAGGTTTCTTGAGAGAAAAGTAATTCCTGACATTATACAACCTCGCCTAGCTTAAGACCGTTAGCTACCTGACGTGATACGGATCTTGCAACTACTTCGCCGTCTAACTCTATAATATTATTTACTTGTATTATTTGCTCTCCGCCGCCACCGTTATTTGCCATATCAAATAGTCTGGTCTGTTGCCCTCGGTTTAGTACCATTTCGCCAGAGTTAAGTCTGGCTTGTACGGTATCGCCAGAAAACGTATTACCTGGAACAATACCGCCGCTAGCAAACTTAACGCCTGCGATCTGTGCCGCTTGTGCTGCCATTGCCGCACCCGCAATGCCCGCGAATAAGGCACCGAGCGGTGGACCACCACCTAGTGTTGTAGCTCCGAATTCGTATGATCCTGCTACGGCGCTTGGTGTTTTAATTGCAATCTGAGTAATAGCTGCTGCTTTGCCAATCGCGGCTAGTGTTCTATTACTAGAGCTAGCAAGGCTAACCGCCGCACCAAAAAACGCTTGTTGATTATCTAGATCTGTTTTTCTTCTTTGTTCTTGTACATCAAAGGTCTTCTTGTCTATTGCAAGGTTACGCGTTGCTTGATCTGCTCTAATTTTACTTTCAAGTAGCGCCGTAGCATTCTTGTCACCAAGTTTTAGTGAGTCTGAAACCTGTTGTTGTTCTCGTTCACGAGCAAGAACGTCGGCTTGGCGTAATAGTTCAAGTTCATCCTGGGCAGATATAGCTCCGTCTGCAAGAAGAACTTGCTCTAAAAGTATCCCGTCTAACCTTTGCTGTTCTAATAACAACGCATCGTTAAATTTAATTTTGTCTTCTAGGCGTTTACGCTGTTCTTCTTTTTCCGCTTCTGTTAGTTCTCTAGTCTTGGCTATTTGTTGTTCAAATAACGGACCAACAAATGACGCGGCTTCTGCCGCTGCCGTTTTTTCTCGCGTGAACGCAGATTCCATTGCGGTCGCGAAATTATCTCCGGCAACGCTTAGGTTTGTCATGTCTCCGACGATAGAGTTGGCACTTTCTTGAAGGTCTTTGGCTGCGTCTATACCTGCAAACTGTACCGCATTTAGTGATTCAATAAATCCATCTAGTGCCGCTGTTGGCAATCCCAATGCTTCTGCTGCGGATCTAGCAACGCCGATAAAGGTCTTTATTTGTTCTACCGCACCCGCAAATGCAACACCAAGGATGCCCGTAATTAATACGGCAAACTCGGTTACTACTAGTCTTAGAGCTTGAAAAGTATTAATTGCAACTATAGTTCCTTTTACTAGAAAACTAAACGCAGTAACTATAAAGTCGGCAGACGATGCTGCAAACTTTGCTTCGGTTGCAAACTTAGTTATGTTATCAACTAAAACTGTGAACCCTATTACAATTGCCTTTATAGCAGGCCCCAGGGCTTGGCCCAAATTAATTCTTAAATTTTCAAACGAATCTTCAAGAGTCTTTAGTCTACCACCAAGAGTTTGACTTTGTTTTTGCATTGCCTCAAACGCAAAGCCGCCTTCGGCGCCAAGCGCCTTAAGTGCCTTTTGAAATGTCTCAGCGTCTATTTTACCTTCGGCGGCTAGTTTTTTAACTGCTCCGTTGGTCTTGCCCGTGACTTCTGCTAAGGCGTCTAGAATCGGTATAGCATTATTTTGGAACGCATTGATCTCTCGACCCGTTGCAACGCCTTGTTGTTCTACTTTACCAAAGGCAAGAGCCAGCTCACTAAGGTTCGCTCCACTAGCAGTTGAAATGTCACCTAGAGTTCGTAACGCAGGCTCCAAGTCACGCACCGCCACACCCAGTGCTAATAATTTATTCGACGCTTCAGCAACTTCTTTTAATTCGAACGGACTCTCGTCTGAGAATTTGGCAATAGTTTCAAATGCTTTACCGGCAAGTTGCGCAGAGCCCGTAAGCGTTTCTAATTTTCTTTTAATATTGTCGACTTCAACCGCAGTATCAAATATGGCACCGGCGAATTGTTTCACGCCGGCGATAGCCGCAGTAAACGCTTGCGCGGCAATGTTACCTAAGAATACAGAGGTAGCACTTGAAACTTGTTTAATCGTTAGGTTAAGACCTTTAAATGCTTGGTCTGCCTGTTTAGTTTGTTTTTCTAAACCAGATAACGCGGCCTTTGCTTGACCCTCAATAACTTGTATATTAATTTTGATATCAGCCATTAACGTCGCTTTCTTTGATTACGAGCCGATTGTTTTTGATGCTCTTCGTGTTGCTTAATTTCTCGTTCATTTTTTAATGATTCTAATACTTGGAATATTTCAATAATTTTAGCAGGTTGCTCGCTGGCGGAGCCTGGATACGGCAGAACGCCGCTCTTGTGGTAAAGGTCAAATAAAGTAATCGCATAGCCGAAATACTCTACTGACATATTTTCTATACCACGTTTGAAGTGCACGTCAAGAGATATGATTTCTGTCGGAAGTTTAGTCATCTTGAGTTTCATTTGTTCAAGAGCTTCGTCTGAGTAACCTCTAGATAAAAGTCTTGGATCTACTTTCTTATCTAAGGTCAGCTTGTTATAGTGTCCTATTAAACTTACGTATTCAAAGGATGAGAGACCCGAAATCTCTATTATCTTGATGTAAACATATTGCCATAAGTAACCAAGGAACCAGACACTATCTACTTCTTTTTTCCTTTAGTTGCCTCTTTAATAATACTAACTCCGACTAGAGGCTTGCCGGTTTCTGGGTTCACAAATTCTTTAGGTACGCCACTTATTAGTGCCAAACATACCGAGATAATTTTGTTAGTTTGTTCTACGTTTTGTAGGTCATCCCAACACTCGTCTGTAATCATACCATCTTTAGATGTAACTTCGTACTCTTCGCCGTCTTGAGTCTCAATGCCCTTGATCGATTTAACTGCATATTGACATGCGAGTTTCGCTGCTCTCATTGCTGCGGGTGCTCCGCCCTTTAATACTTCGCTTTGTACTTGCATCTTCTGTTCAAATGAAAGGGGGCTTATATTAACTGTCAACCCGTCGATACTTAACGGAATAACGTCCGTTGTTTTATAAATCTTTGCCATAACTTTCTCCCTTAGTTATAAAGCACCGCCGGCTCGCAGGGGCCGGCAGCATAAATTGTAGATTAAGAAAAGCTTATATAAAGCTCATCAGTTTCGCCATCAGTCCCACGCGCTGCAGTAAAACTAATTGTATCCTGTAGTAGACCGTCTTGATCTGCTTCAGACAATTCAGTAGTAATACACTTAGGCATGTAGAATGCAACCACTTGATTATATTGACCGGCAACACCCGTTGGAATATGAGCAGAACCAAAAAGGCTAAACTCAGTATTGTTAACGAATTTTGTAAACTGGCTAATTGAATCATCTGGTTTGTATGGGTTAAATTCGCCGCTGATAGAACGCTCTGTTGCCCTGCTAGATATCCTACCGTTCGAAGAACAAGTAGATGTAACAAAGCCTAGAGTATTCTCTAGCGAGAATGATAACTCATTGATTGCAATTCCTGTGCCATCTTGAAACACGCAAGCGTCTAAGATGATTGGTGGTAGGCCGGCGTTAAAGTCCGGTGTATGAGGCTGTGCAGTCAACGTGCGGTCGAATGATAGACCGTCGAACCCGAAGTTCCAACTAGCCAATTGACCGGTAGTGAATCCTTCGAGTGCGAGCGAGTTAACCTTACAACCTACAGCTTTTTCTAGCACGGCCTCTTCGAGGTACTTGCTAATTGAAAGGCTGGGGTGTCCGCTGTCGGCTACTTTATACGTAGTCACTGCGGCGATAACTTGGCCGTCAAGGAACGCGCTACCTGCAGTAACGAGAAGGTCGATGTAGACATCGCCAGCCGTATTAGAAACCGCAGTAATTGGGCTTGTATGGTATGCACCTGTAACCTTAATCGTTACAATGTCGCCAACGTTATATTTGTTTGCGTCCACATCTAAAAGATATGCTCTAGAGGTAGTATGTGGGCTTCCAGCATCGGCATCGTCGATGGTGGTTGCGGTCACTTGTCGTCTTGAACCGAGAGCAGATCTCATGAGTTTATCATACTCAGGAGCCGCACCTTCAGTTGCTGACGCCTTCATTTCAACGGGCATTGAACCAGATACAGACTTAGTGCCTGTACGTGGGGTTGATTTACCAATACTTCCGTTAAAAATATTACGCTCTAGGAGTTCTTTAGCCGGGGACATCTCTGCGCCATCTGCTAAAACCTGTACATAAGAAGTGTTAGCACTGGGTGCTACGTACGTTCCTTCTGTTACTTCGGTCTCAACAGCATAAACAGTATTTTGTTTTATTGCTATTGCCATTAAATTCTCCTATATTAAATTAATTCTATATGTTACGTTCATAGTAGCCCTCTGAATTGCTACCTTATCCTCTACTAAATACTCCGGCTCTGACACCGACAATTCAAATACGTTCATCACCAAATCGGGACGACCGCACTTATTGTTCACGAGTCTCTTGTAGATTGCGAGTAAATTCTCGCGGTTATCGTAGGCTTTCGAAACTTGCTCTGAATCGTCTACCATTGATTCTATATATTGCTTTGAGAGTACAACCTCAAACGATTGTGTAATTGTAACGTATTTGGTAACACCGGATATCTGCCCACCGAGCAGAGCGCGTACGCCAAACCGTTCTGAACTTGTTCTAAAACTATTTTTTTGTACATCCTCAACGTATGCTAGCGGCTTGTATGTTACACCAAGCTCGGCCTGTATTTCAGTTAGGATGCTATCTGCTATATCTCTTATTGTGTCTGACATTACCTAGCCCATCGTACCGGGTTAAATTGTCGTTGTTTCTCTGATGAATCAGCTATGCCGTCGTCATTCTGGTCGATTGTCATTCTAGCCATAATCATCTTCTGCTCATACTTATCTTGGTATTCTCTATACTTAAGCCACCAATGGTCCTCTTGGTTATCCGAGAGGTTAAAGAATATCTTAGCCAGACTTAAGAATGTAGCGGCTTCACGAACTTCGAACACGTCGAAGAGATCGAATTGATTAATCTTTTCAACCACTCCGGCGCTATCTGTTTTTGTGTAATGATTTCGTAGTTGGTGTATGATGTAATTTCTAGATGCAACATGCGTGCCGATGTGACTTACTTCGCCCGCAGGCAAGATGTTACTGTTTGATATTTCAAAGAACTCTGACTTCATAGCATTGTCGTCTGAAAACACTAGGTTAATTCCGCGAAGTACGGTTGCCGAGTGGTTGACTGATGGCGTAAGTCTTATGTAGTATTTAGTTATTGTATTCACCGCTGTCGACTCCATGCCTTCTGAATCCCATAACATAAACCCAGACCGAGTCCAGCCTTTAGTTTCATCAGAAGTTGCCACAGATGCCCACATTGTGCCGTTCCACAGCTCTACTGTAAAAGAGTTAGCCGTTACATTTGGTGTAACAAGTTCCACAAACAGAGAGTTAAAAGGCTTGTGAAGTCCGATATATAGCTTGTCCTCTGCGGCAACCATTTGTATATTTATATTGTCTCTTGTTAAATCTGCACAAGAATCAGACAGGTTAGAAAAAACCGCGTTATCACTAAACAACACCGTAAATTTGCTATTGGGGTCAATCATTATATTAGTCCTATTAGTTTAATTATATCAGGTCCAAATTGTGCCATTGCAACGCCCGCACCTACTAGCATAACTGCGTATATTTTAGACAGCTTTCGTTCGAGTAGCTCCGTGCGCTTAATGTGCTCAGACAGGTCGCCGGTGTTAATCTCTATGTCGTGTTGCATGTCTCGCTGCGTTAATTCCATTCTATGTATAGCTGCTAAAATCTGGTCTAGTTTATTTTCCACGTAAAGCCTCAAGTATTTGAATTGGCGCTGACATGCCGTAGTATTTGTTGGTTAGGTAGCCGAGAGCCTCACAACAAAAGTATCTGTTCTTTGATTCCCACTTATTAACCTTTGGTATTTTAAACCCAAGGTAACTTAATCCTATCTTAAGTCCTAGATATAGAACTCCGGCTATATCGTATTTACGGCCGGCAATATCCCTGTATATATCAGCGAGTTGTTGATACGGCTTAGTCCCAATTGAAACCCTAGCCGACTCGGTGTTAATCTTACTCCACGCTTCGTAACTAAGAACGCGTACGCCGGAGCTACCGGTTGACTCGTGGACCCATCTACTATTCACAAGTAGTGCTACATGACTCACGCGTTCCTTTAAATTGGGACATAGTGGCGCCGTACCGTGGGCTATTAGTTTTGATCCAATCATACTGTTGTGACTGAATAATGCATCAATTGATACTATCATAATGTACTCGCGTATAACCAAAGAGTATCTAAATCTTGGGCGGTAAGCCCTAGTCCTGCGGCCATAGAGCCAACCAACTGATTGTCCCTTTTCATTTCGTTTGAGTATTCCCACTGTTGCAGTGCAAGAGATCTGCTCGGCTCCGATAGACTTTCGATATAGGTTTTAATAGCATCTGGATGTAAATTTGGTTTATTCTGATAGTAGCTTGTAAGTACCAAAGCCGTTCTTAATTGTTGGTTTGTAACAGGGGCAATTGCTGCAACGGGAGTATTGGGAACGTCATTGAAGTCGTTTCTAATAAGCACCTTCTGGTCTTCAGATATACCTTGAGCGGTCATCTCTGATTCCAGTTGTTCTATTGTTTCGCATATTATACCGTTTAAATTTAGCATTATCCGACCTTCGTTACAATAAGGGCGCTGTTCGCTCTTACACTTACAGATCCGCCGGTTTCACTTCTAAATTGAATCGCAACCGTACCTGCAGTTGTTACATTAAATAGTCCGTCGCCTCTCGCTAGTGTGTCAGTATTAGCTGCCAATGTAGATGCCGACGTTATGTTAGTTGCAAGTCCTATTTGGTCATACTCAAAGGATTTATCTGTACCGTTTGCCGCTTGGTTTACACGCCATATAGCTTGTGTCGAACCGAGTACTGCAGTTCCTTGATTTACTCTAAACCCGATACCAACGGTCGTTGCTGCCGATTGGTATATTATAGCACACTCGAAGCGATACCATCCTATTGCTAAAGAGTTGGTAACCAGTTCGGTTATATTCGCGTGTGTTGTTGACGTACTTGTTTGTGTGGCCGTTACACGTTTAAATTGAGGACCGGCTGCAACGTTGTCAACGTAACCCTTGTTTGCCAAGTGGTACGATTGTGTTACAAGTGTAGTGTAGTCAACGTCTTGAGTTGCCTCTAAAGCACCATCTGACTTTATGACTAGGCGTGCTAGTGCCCCAGTAACTCCGATTTGACCTGTCCTAAATTCCATCTTAGCCGGTACAATGCCGTCGCCGATTGTGCCTTCGGCCCGAACTGCTATAGCTCCTGCATTACCAGTAAATCCATTAGTTGTCAAACACTTAAAGCCAACAGTTCCAATTGTTTCGGCTGATAACACGGGCTCTTTTGATGTACCAGTCGTATTTCTTGATTTAAAAAATTCTAACTCTGGCGAGGCACCTGCGCCGCTGTTGCTAGAATCTTCAACTAAGATCTTGCCTCTAATTTTAGCGGTCGTGCTGTTACCATAAACGTGTAATTTTTGTTCTGGGGCTTCGATACCGATACCCACAGCACCAGATGTGATGTTTGTATCACCACCAAATATATTCCATAATATTTCTTTAAACTTAGGCATTAGCTTGTAACCTGTGTTATTCGAACGTTACCAGTAGCCGAAGACCATATACCATCTATAATACCAGTGTATGCTGGGACTGGTAATTCATAAAACGAGTTCTTTTCAATTTTAACAGTAAAGCTTGATGTAGATGCGGTTGCTCCGCATTTCAAATATAAATCCGCACTTGAGTCGTTATAAAAATATGCACCGACTCGACTTGTGTTTGACGACAATAACGTTACATTTGACGCACTACCTGCAACCGACGTTACTGCAGATGTGGCAACTCCGCTGGTTATTGTCTTTTGTGTACCGTCTGTAAGTTTAGTTGATATTGCAGACTGAGTTGATTCTAGATTAAGTGCGGATGTATTTAGGTTTGTTCCTGCATTAGCAGTTACTGTGCCCGAAATAGGTACCGCGCTTGCGCGAAGTTGAGCGTCTGTTAATGGACCGTCGACGGTTATAGAGTTGCCGCCATCTTGTATGTTTACAGCACTTGCACCAGATGCGTTATTAATTGTAACGTCGCCAATGTCTACGCCGCTGTTTGCTCCAAGTATCCAGGAGCCGCTTTGAGTTGCGGCAACCGTACCATCAACTGTTAAACTGCCGCCGTTATCTGTTACCGGAATCGTGTCAACGTGTTTAACATATAGTTCGCCTTTATTAGTAGAGCGATTGGCTATATTATCCCCGTCAGTAGAAGTTACTGCCGCTAGGGTATCAGCCCTAACTGCAATTCCCATAGTTCCGACAGGATCGGCGGCGGCAGCTACATCTTCTGTGTACTGTGTGCCACCACCAAAAGACGTTACGTGATTTCCTAACCCGTCGACAATTGCTACATTAAGTGCGTCGTTTGACGCTAAGTCGCGAACTGTTGCGCTTGTTGTGCCGTCGTGTATTCTTGCTAGCCACGGAGTTGTGTTTGCTGTGTTACCAGGTTGAACCGTCCACGTACCAGATTGAGTAGCCGCAACTGTACCATCAATAGTTATGCTGTTGCCGCCGTCTTGTATGTTAACGGCTGCACCGCCTGATGCGTTGTCTATTGTTACGTTATGTCCGTCAGGAAGTTGGTTTGCAGATGTGGCCGCGCCGGTTGGTAGCGGCAATGATGCTGCTGAAACAGCCCAGGTGTCGCCGCTTACTTGTTTTGAATATATTGGAGCTAGTATACCAGCAATAACTGCATTACCGGGTCCTGATGTTATTTTAATTGGTGCGGTACCAGTTGCAACAACGTCAAATCTTACCTTTTTAAGACCAGAAATATTAAATATAAATATACCGGGAGCACTAGCTTCGCTCGGTATTTGACCGTCAAGAGCAACAAAATCAATTGACGCCAAAGGATCTATGTCGTATGTAGTACCATCAACAGAACCTTTAAAGAATATAGTGCCGGTCCAGGTGCCTGTTATTTTAGCAA